CGAAAATGAATCCGTGTTCTTCCAGCGTGTTCTGGAAGACGCCTTCACAGTACATGCCCGCCTGGAACTGATAGCCGTACTTTCTGGCGGCCCGCTCGAAGTGCCCATCCTCGCAACTGTCAGTTGTCTTGTAGTCCACGACGTAAGGCTTGCCGTCGTATGTTGTCAGCACGTCCACTTTGCATTTACACGGCTCCCCGGTCAGATCGTCCACCCAGGTAAAGGCGCGTTCATGCTCGCCCTTGAACAGTGCGCTGGCTATTTCGTTTTTACAAAGTGCGTTATTCATGGCCGTTATCTTTTCAACGTCCTCTTCTGAAATGCTGGTCAAGCCGTTCGCCTTGCACATTGCTTCAAAGTCTGCCCACGTTTCTTTGCCCGCTTTTGTGCGCCGGTCTACTTCCGGGGCAGTGATGTATTCCGCCCAGAATTCAAACGGTTCCAGGACAAATTTATGTACCGCTGCGCCAAACTTCAGTGCCGGTGTCTGTTCATGTGGCGTTTCCATGTGATACTTGAAATGCATCGGGCTTTTGTTCATCACCCACAGATCCGAACGCCTGATGCCTGGCATTTTATCGTAATTTGACATGATTTCCCTTTCCGCTTATAATTAAGCAAACATAATTAATCCGATTGCAGTTTGAACCGTTGTGCTTTCCCGGGCCGCGGTTCATTCTGCATTTAACATCGTTTCCGCACCGGCTAACCTTCCGATGTAGCCAAGGCGCTGTTTTTCGGTCAGTGTGCTGTCGTTGACCAGTTCCGCAATGGTCTTCAGCTTCGTTGCGCTCTGTTCGCTTCTGGCTGCCAGATCGACCAGATCCGCGACCGTGAACCCCTGCTGATCCGCGAACAGTTCAAGACCGGTCCGGATCCTCAGCGTTGCCTGATCAATAACAAACACCTTTCCGTCTTTGATGGTGATCTCTTCCACGTCAACACCTCCTTTGTATATCACCAAGTAAATTCTGCAGTTTAACCGTTACAAACATGGCCGCCAGACTGCACGCGGTCCCGATCAGGACCAAGTTCTTGTTCGTGCTCACGATCGCGCAGTAAAGCGTCTTGAATCCGCACGCAACGAACAACGCGAACGCAATGCACATCATGATCGCCACCACGGCCAGCAGCCGGCGCTTCGTCTGTCTATTCCGTTTCGCTTCTTTGATCCTCATTCTGTGCCTCCTGCTGCTTCTGCCTGTTCATCTTCTCGAACAGATCCGCAAGCCGTTTCAGGTTCTTGTTGATCCGTTCCAGTTCCAGGACGATTGGTTTAATGTCTCGACTGTCCATTTGTTAATCCTCCAGTAGGGTTTCAATAGGGACTTCAAGCGCTTTAGCCACTTTATTTAGTGTTTCAGCGTAAGGCCTGCCAGTTTTCCAGCCTGCAATAGTGCCGTTGGCAACGCCTGCGTCAGACTCTACTGCGGCAATAGATTTCTTTTTGCTGTCTGCTAATTGTTTGACCTTTTCATACAGGGTCATTTCCTTCCCTCCTTTCGTGATTGTTTCAGGTTGCCGGAAATGTATTGACTATTTATAGCCTGTAGGCTAAAATTATGAATACCACTTCACTAATCAATAGACTTCCGGCTAACCTTCATTGCTATTGTATAGCCTGCAGTCTATTGTGTCAACTCTTTTTTATAGACTGGAGGCTATTTTTTATGTTGGAAAGAATTCGTCAATTATGCAAAGAAAAAGGCCTGACATTTGCCGGACTTGAAAAGGCTTTAGGCTTTGCTAATGCCTCGATTGCAAAGACAAACGAAAAGACACAGATTTGCCGATTAAAACAGATTGCCGATTATTTCAACGTGTCAATAGATTATCTTGTTTATGGCTCAGAGACGCCAAATAACGGCCTTTCAGCTGAAGAGCGAACAATTATTGCCCTGTTCCAAAAACTTAACGCACAGGGCAAGAAAGAAGCCATAAAACGAATTACAGAACTGGCTAAACTGGCGGAATACACCGAAAACAGAAAAAAATCGTCAGAATCGAAGGTTGGTTAAGATATGGCAAGGATTAAACAGGCCCCTTCCGGCAATTATTACACCCGGATCGTGATCGGGCACGATGAAACCGGCAAACCGATCCAGAAGCGGTTCACACACTACGACAAGGCACAGCTTAAACTGATCATTGCCCAGCACGAAGCTAAAGCCGGAACCGCTGAACATCGCCGCCGCACTATCGGACAGGCTCTGAATGTGTTTTTGGCTGGCAAAGAGGCTGTTTTAAGCCCCTCAACGATCAAAGCCTACACTTCTATGACCGAAACGCTAAAATCAAAATACGGGCATTTCTGCGCGTTATACGCCGACTCAATCACGGCACAAGACGCACAGGCCTTTATTTCCGAATTGATCGCAGCAGGATCCACGCCAAAGACAATCAAGAATTATCACGGTTTATTGTCCGCTGCCTTTAAGTTTTCCGGCATTTACTTCCCGCCGGTCACTCTTCCGCAGCGGAAACAGCCACAGCTTAACATCCCGGAAGCGTCCGACGTCTCGAAGCTGATGAAGGCCGTAACCGGGACCCGCCTTGAAATACCCGTTGCCCTGGCATCGATGGGCCTTAGACGTTCCGAAATCTGCGCCCTGTCTCCGTCCGATCTGTCCGGGAACGTGCTGCACATCCATGCCGCCACTGTTTACGGTGTGGACAACAAAACGCGAATCAAGGCGACAAAAAACTATAGTTCAGACCGCTATATCCAGATACCGGACGCGCTTGCGAACAAAATCAGATCTGCCGGCGTGATTTGGGAAGGGTCCCCCGCAGCGCTCACGAACTGTTTCCAGCGCCTTATAGAACGCGAGGGGTTCCGGCATTTCCGCCTCCACGATCTGCGGCATTTCTTCGTGTCCTATTGCCATAACAGCCTGCACTTGTCAGACGCACAGATCCAAGCTATCACCGGGCACAAAACTTCTGTTGTGATGCGCGCCAATTATCTGCACGCACAGGAAATCGAGAAAAGCGGCCGAAAAGTGGCTAAAAATATGGGAAAACTGCTCTAATTTTTGTGGCTATATTGTGGCTATAATGCTTAAAAAAGCCCTTAAAACCGTTCCCAAATCGGCCGCCGTTCCACATCCCGAATAAATAAAGAAAACCGCTTAACTTCAAGGAAAACTTAAAGTTAAGCGGTTCTTTTGATATGTGCCGGTGGTGGGACTCGAACCCACACGAAGCGGCTTAGAATGCGCATTATAAAGGCGTTCGGACGTGCATGTGGCTATAATGTGGCTATAAAAATAACCCCCTGCAGCACTCCGAAGAGCAACCGCAAGGGGCCGGGAAAAGGGAAGGCGTAATAATGTTGTAGCGATGCCTTCAACCGTAGAATTAAGGCCACTATTATTTGGCCGGCAGTGAAATTGCCTGTTCCAGTCGCATGTAGTAAGGTGCGCTGGATTTCCACTTGAAAGATGGCATGTCGTGGCCGGTGTTAGCTTTGTAAATGTCTCTTATAACTTTCAACTGATCGGGATGCGTCAGCTTATGGATCCGCTGGCCGTCGAACCAGTAGACCGTGTTTCCGCCGTCAATCGTATATGTGCACTGCATTTCTTCAAGATCCCCCCTCACTGTTGGCAGCGGTACCGGTTCCGGATCCTCTTCCGCGGGAACTGCTGCCTTGAACTTCTTCCAGATACTTTGATCATTCGGCAGCCATCCGGGCCACCCCGGGCAATGTTTCGCGCACACGTCGTAATGCCGCACCACGTTGTCCGCCGGGATGTTGTAGCGTGCCATCAGATATTTCGTCAGGGCAACGGCATTGTCAAAGGTCCCGGAACTGATCTTGCCGGATGTCGAGCACATTTCGATACTAATGCTGTTTCCGTTCGTGCATTTACCGAACAGGTCCCCGCCGAAATTGCGACCAACAGCCCACGCGGTGTTGTCCGGATCCACCACTTCGTACACTGTCGAAGCGTCAACGAAGTAATGAGCCGATGCACCGCGGTAGGTGTTCCGGAAGTAGTTCGTGTTCGCCCTCGCGGTGTCGGTGCTGTTGCCGGTGTAGTGCAAGACGATGTATTTTCGCCCTGAATTCCCCTTCGTGTAATTGATCGTGGTATGGTCTTTAATTAGGCTATAGCTCACGCGCGCACCCCCTTATTACTTTTTGCCAGATTAAGCGGCGTCGTAAGTGCCTTTTCAATGCTCCAATGTTTATCAACAATGCGCCGTGATAATGTTTTTGGCGCTAGTCCTATCTTTTCGGCCCATTGTGACAACGTGTGTGTTTCGCCGTTAAAAGTAATAATGTGGTTGTTACACCTGTTGTTTTGCTGCTCCTTCATCGAAACCCACCGGCAATTTTCCGGGCAATAATCCTTGCCGCTATCAATTCGGTCAATTGTCAGGTTTGATTTATATCCGTTTTCTTTTGCCCACGCCTTGAATTTCACATAAGAATTACGCCATTCAGGGCAAACAGAAACCCCTTTGCCGCCGTACCATTTATAACTACCAGCAGAAGGGGTTTCGCATCTTCCGATCATTGCAGACCAAATATTATACAATCGCGTCCCGGTGTCTCCGTGCGTTAGCCGCGTTGCGTATCTGCTATGCATTTTTATCGGCCTCTTGTGTTGCATCGTTTTCCGCTTTCAGCCTGTGCATAAAAATGTCTGCCTCAATTGCTTCTTTGGAAAATGAGTTGTTTTTATACCAAGAAACAATGGATGCAATAATCGTAGCGATCAGGGAAACAAGCTGTTCCACCGTCGCGTCACTAATCGGCAACGGGCTTTTTCCGAAGATGGACAAAAGCGAATTGATAATCGTTAGTGCCAGAATGATGGTTCTGATAATGGTTCCCTTACTTGCTTTCAATTTGAACCCCCCTTTTCAAGATCCTCGATACGGTGATTAACTACTTTGATGCGCTCTGCTGTCAGATCCGCCTTTTTTTCCAGCTCGTAAGTGCGTTCAATCAGGTTGTTGTGCTTGTCAACACGCTCCGACAGTTCATTGATGCGGTAAACGATCAGGTCAATTGTTTCGGAATGTTTCTTCTCTGACTCAATGCGTTGATAATGATTGTTTATTAAACAGACAAGAAGCGTTGCCGCCGCGGAAAGAATAGCCGGAATAATAGTTGTCAATGTTGGTGCCCTCCCTCTTAAAGTTCATATTCAATGATGCCAAATCCTCCGGTGCACGCGCCCATTGTTCTTTGAGTGATGACGCCGTTTGAATCCACGCGGTACGACATGCCGCCGGTGGAAGATGATGTCTTGCCGTATCCCGCGCCGGTCTTGTTGGCAGAAGGTCTGTAAGCAGATGGAATTGTGAACAGTTCCGCGCTGGTTCCTACCGAGCTTGTCGCAGTGAATGACAACGTGATCCGGACCGTGCCGCTGGCCCTGTCGTAGACGCCCGTGCAAACGCCCTGCGAAGTATTTGTCGTATTACGCGTGCCATTGAAAGACTCGGAACCGAGTTTTGCATCGATTAAACTATTTATATAGTTTTGAAGTGTGTCATTCCCGATGTTGATGGCATCACTATTAAACCAATATTGCGCAGCATCAAAAAGCAAATTGGTAAAATCGTTTCTGAAGTATGAAATTTTTGCAATCTGTTCTCCGGCTTGTGTTTCGGGGTCATGAAATTCAATCGATGCAGTTTCGCCGTATGCGTCAGTGTAAAACTTAACCGCATTAATCAGAAATTCAGCAAGGGGGTTGCCGGAAGACAAATCAACAAGTGCCATTCCGTTTGATGTCAGATTATTCTGGTATCCGCCGTCATCCCCTTTTATGTGTGCGCCGTTCGCATCGTGCCAGAAGTGTTGTACCACACCGTCCACGGCTTCTTTCGCCTCTTCTGCCGTCTCTGATGCCGACTTTGCCTTCTTGTCGGCCCTGTCCGCCGTGCTCTTTGCCGTGTTAGCCGTCGTGTCGTCGGTAGGCGGTGCGGATCCGTTCCCGGTCAACCACGCCTGACCGTTTGCAACGCGAACCTGCACTGTATCGCCGCGCTTTGCCGCAATGGTCAGTTCGACAGGCGTTTCATCGACCCCGCCCGGAATGTGCACCCAAGCGGTTCGGCCTTCAATGCGAACAACTTCCGCCTGTGTGTCGTAGGCTTCTGTGCCGTTGTTTTTCGCGTTGATTGCCTCAATAATGTCTTTCAATGCGGAATTAATCATGCAGCTGTTCCCCTTCTTCCTGCGTCCTGGCGCCGAATCCAAGTTCTATTTTCTGCGAAACGATGCGGAAGCTGCCTTCTATCCGCTGCCCTGGATAATGAAGCGCCACGACATCACCAACGACCAGATCCGGCATGTAACGCCGTGCATATGTCACCGATCGGGCCGGTGACTGCAGTTCTGCCAGTTTTCGCCTGGCATAATCCGCCAGTGATTCTTCACTGGACAACTTGCAGTTCGTTTCCTGTGCCCAGACCTCGCGTCCTCTTGTCGGGATCGATAACGCGCTTGCCTCGTTCTCATCCCTGGCAATCGCCGTTAAATCTCCCGATGTGGCGCGGAAAACGTTCGGGCAGGCGAACCAATCCTGCGAATCTGACAAGGAAAGTTCCACAACGTCGTTGTCCAGCGGGTCAAAGATCGCCGCCGCTTCTGTTGCCTTCGGTTCAATGCTGATTTCCCCACGGCCGTTTATCCTGATCCGCCACCCGATCGCGTCAATGATCTTCTGTGCCATCGTCAGGCACGTTTCTTTTTTCTCTGCCACGATCGCGCTGGTCAGTGTCGGCGCGTCGTCGGCGTATGATACCGGTGCGGGACCCACGGCAAGAAGATCCGCGGCAGCCTTTGCGCCATTCGTGCCGGCTGCCACGTACCAACCAAGCTGCAGCAGGACGTCATCCGCCGGTTTGATCACAGAATAGGCTTCGACCTTGTGGCTTTCGCGTCTTCCGTCCCAGTCCACAGACGGAGCGGAAAGAAGCCCTGTAAAAAGGGCCTCATGTGCTCCGCTTTCGCCTTGTTTCGCGTCCAGCCATAACCGGATCCATGTTTCACCAGTTACCGGCAGTGTGGTTAATTCAATATCCGCAGATTCAAGCAGCTTTGCCGTGCTCTTCGTCACGCTTCCGCCGGTCAGGTTGATCGTGTCAATGTCTCGCCATGTCGCAGGGTCAACGACCGTTGCATAATAAGATGCAGAAAAACCGCTGTTCCAGTTCATTCTTTATGCCTCCCATTCTGCAAGCGGCACCCCGTCAAGCACTTCCGGATCCACTTTGGTAATTTTCAGACTGAAGGAAACAAGCTTTCCGGCGGATTCGTAGGAAGCGTCCTCCGTTACCTGGATGTCCGCGGGATAGCTGGACCCTTCCGGCGTGCGAACGTGGCAAATGCCGGCAAAGGCTGCCAATTCGCGCAGGCCTTCGATGATGTCCGCGTCCTGATCGGAAGTCAAGACAAGGCCAATGCTTCCCTGTCTCTGAACCCCTGCGTTCCAATCACCCTGCTGTGCCCCTCCAAGATACCTGGTCAACTGGAAATCCTTTTCCCAGCTGCTGGAAAGCGTAATGTTGTAGGGTAAGATCAACTGGTTTCCGTCAAAATCGATGATAATGCTGTATTCTTCCAGAAGATCGCCTTCCGGATCCGACAGGTCAACCCATGCCGGCTGGTTGTCGGCAGTGATGTAATCGCCGTTTAAGGTCCGATGCACGACTCTGTGCCCGCGCCCCTCACCAATTGCCGGGTAAGGATCAACGTATGTGGTGCCAAATTCGCCATCCTGCACGATCAGTTCCGGCTTGTCTGCGGTCAGGCGGTACATGTCGCAGACATCACCCTCA